TGAACGTGTGAGTAGCACTAAATGGATCAACGTATGTTCCATAAACACTAACTTCACCGGTCCCTATATTCTTATTATCAATTCTGTATATACCACTATATAATCCCATGTTGTTTATTTTCATTGTGCTGAATAAACCAACATTAGTTAGATCCATATCTGTTGTAAATTTAAGTCCGCTGTTTACTTGTGCTCTTAGAGAACTACTGCTTATATTTGCACTTACATTTGCATCTTCAACTGTAAACGAAGTTGTTATAACATTTGATATTGCAAAAACATCCTCTCTTGTAGCAAATCCAATAGCAACACCGTTACCCATTGTTACTGATGTAGATAGTGTATAATTTTTATTATCTGTAATAGCAGAAACTGTTGTGTTTGCAGGTACGCCTGTACCACTTACTATTTGACCTACTTGTATATTGAAACTTCCTGTTGTGAGCACAATATTAGTACTGGATACTGCTCCATCTAATGTATCAGTATGTATAATGTTATCTGATGTTCCTGTTTTTGTTTGCTTGGTTGTTAAAGGACTAACACTAACATTACTTGCTTTATATTCAACACCGCTTTGACTTTTATCTAGTGGGTATGTGTTTGCTGTATCAGTAAATGTTATATAAGAACCATCTTCTAGGTCTGCAATTTGTTCTGTGCCTTCATGTGTTATTTTAATTGTGTTACCAATACCAGTTAGGTTTGCATCAACATTCCATACTTCAGATGATGCAAGGTAGTATGAAACATTACTAATATTTCCACTTAGTGCAGGTTCTACTTTTTCAATTTTTAATCTTAATGGCTCTTTATATCCTATCCCTGATATTTGAATAGAATTTTTTATAATTTGGTTTTCGTTTAAAAACAATGCTACAGGTGTATTAACATCCATAAGTGATGTATCAAATGCTTTTTCCCCATCCGGTAATTGTACGTTTGCATAATAAGGATCTATATCTACATCTCGTTTTAATGCAACTACATAATCATAATAGTTTGTAATGTTTGCTTCAACTTCTGCATTACCCAAATAGTTTGCATTTGCATATTCATTTAAACTTATATCTGTGTATAAGAAACTTGTTCCTCTATTTGGGTCTTCTTCGATATATGCAATATTTGAATTTGCAGGTTCTACTAATTTGTAAACATCAAACTCTGAGTGTTCGCTTTTTGCAAAATGTACTACATCATTCTTTTGTGGAATTTTACTTGCAGGTCTTGTATCTCTATTAAATAATCGTTCAAAGTTTGGCAAATCCATTGCTTGATATTGTACATTATATGTAGAAACATATCCAGCATTTGGTAATGGAGTATATTTACTATCTACTATACCCACATGACTAACACTTGATGTTGTGGGCCACAGATTTTTTGTTCTCATATCTGTTGGTCGTTGTACCATTCTAGTATTGTCGTCTACATCAATTAATATTGTTGCATCAGTTTTTACATCAGGTGTTATTTCTAATGTTCTAATTTGTTTTAGTTTTGCCGCTAAAGCATCTTTGGCTTTAACTTTAATGTTTAGCGACTGTCCAGGTAAATCTCCTTGATAGGTATCCTCAAAGTCTACTGTAGCCAATTCTATAATTTCTATAGGTGTGTTAGAGTTTAATTCTTGTTGTGGTAATTTAGTTACGTCATGGAATGTAATACGGTTTGTATTACTGTCTACATTGGTTACACTAAATCCACTTACTGTATTTCCTTCTAGTGTATCACTTAATAATACACCGTTAACTTTAACTTCTATATGGGGATAATCTCCGTTAATAATTTGTAAGTTATCTGATGCTATAGCACCTGAAGTAATTCCACCTATAGGTGAAAGTGTTGTACTTGTACCTGACATTGGTGTAAAGTCAAACGATATAGAACCTGATGTTGTTCGTTGTGTTGGATTGATAGTTGTTCTACTACCTGCATCAAACAACCAATCTGTTCCGTTTGTTGTAGCAGTATCGTTTACATTCACTAATACTTCAGATTGTGTAGTAGTGTTAGCAGTTTCAAAACTGTATCGTTGCCTTGGTTGATAACGTTTTTCTTGTAATTTTAATTTGTTAGTGATATCATCTATAACTGCCGCATCTGAATTACCACCAATTGTAAAGTCGTTTGCACTAATCTGTAACATATGATTATTAACAGTTGTGTTACCACTTGCAGTACTAATTGTAATTACTTCTGCTTTAACATTAGCATTTGTATTAGCATTGGTATTGATTGCATCTGCAACTAAACTAATATTACTTGCTGAACTTAAATTAACAAAAGAAGCCGCATTTGCTGAGAAATTGTCTGTCAAGTAAATTCCTGTTAATGCATTACCACTAAATGAACCTGCATTAGGAACGTATGCACTACTAATTGCATATGGCTTACTAAAGTAAGTTGTAATATTTGCTGTTAGTAATTGTGCCGCAATAACTGTTACTGAAGGATTAATAGTATAACCATATCCTGGTTCTGTGACTGTTATGTCTTTAATTGTGCCAGACGTATTAAGATTGACAGTTGCTTTTGCTGTCGTACCTCCACCATATTGGAAAGATCCTGGAATCTCTGCAGGTGGTGGCTCAATTTCTAATATAGGTACACTATAAAATTTATTAACTCTTCCTAAAACTTCTACTTCGCTAACTGTACTAACAATATCTTCTGGATAAACAATTTGTATTAATTGTTTTTCACTTGTAATTTCTGTGTCTGCTATTTTTACATCTAGTCTTTGATGGTTTTGCACGTCACCAAAGTCACCTGCCTTCAACGCCCACTCGTCATATACAGCAAGACTACCAGGAACTAGAACCTTATCACTGTTTAATAGTTTTTCTAGACTGCCTTTTGTTCCTTTATCTCGAATCATACCACTATAGAAATCAAATTGATTATCGTCTACCAGTTCAAATTCTCTGAGGTACTTCCTTTCGTTGTACCCATATTGTCTTCTACTTGCTTCATACACTTGTCTTTCAACAGGCAGATAACCTGTTTCGTTGTATCGGCCCATGTCTTGTGCTAAAGTATCAAAGTTAGGTTTGAGACTATCTTCGGTAACTAAATACCCCTCACTCATTAATGAGCCATCCCAATTTTTAGTTCTTTTAACTTTTACTTTTAAACGTTTTTGTCTATGATTAAACACAGGATCATAAATTGTGTCACCAAATACTGTTTTATTATTAACAAGCATAGCATGTTCTATACTATTTGTATGAATTATAATACCAAATATTTGTGAACCTTCTGGTGGAGAAACTGTTATTATTTGTCCTTCTCTTGTAATTGCACATTCTGTTGGCAATATCTTTTTACCAGTTTCATCTAATATGCTAAACTGTCCTTTGAAGGATTCTTTAATGTCGCTTATACGTCCTTCTTGAGATACAAATTTAATTTTACTAGCCATAGGACTTAAACTTAAAGTATTTCCTGCTGACCAATTACCTAAACTCCAGAATAAGAATTGCTTACCTGAATACAACCAATCGTTAACGTCACCTATTTCGTTATTGAAATCATTAAAGTCGTACCCCATTACTTTTTGGTATCTTCCTAAGTCTATTAAGAATTCAAAAAGCTCATGTGATGTTTTGTATACTGTTCCGTATTCTACACGTTTAACTTCGCCTGTATCTTCTAGATAGTATGTTGCTTCTGCAGAGCCTATAGTAGGTAGTTTAGAAAGTCTTTGATAAAATTCTGTATTTGTTACAGATGTTCCTGCAGGTATTTGTTCTTTTGCCTGATAATAATTGTAACCTGATTTTACTATGTCACCTGCAACATAGTCTCTACTCATATCAAATCCACTAAAGTTAGCAGGTTCCCCACCCACAGAAATTTCAGTTTTCGGACCATCTTTATTAGGAACACCAACTTCAAAATATCTTTTTGTACTTGCAAATCCGCTTATTTTATAATATCCATCTGTAGTTAATTCTACATTAACACCCGTATAATGATTTGTTGTACTCATCGGACCATGATGTATATTAACTTGAATATCTTCATGAGGTAATATTAAACTAGAACTATCTCCAGTTGTACTATAACTATCACTGAATACCGTCATAGTATCTTTGTCAATAAAGCCTGCAAACTTATGTCCTAATTTTCCGTTAACGGATTTAAATGGTATAGCAAATTCGTTTTGTGTGCTTATACCTTGGAATCTTAAATAGGAATCTATAAATTGTGTATACCCTGTATTTGTTAATAATGTTTTCTTATCTAATGCCATGTTACCATGCACTATTGCATCTTTAATTTTGTAACGTTTTAATGTTGTTTTATCTAACAACTGAATGGCATTTGCAGAGCCACGAATAATTTTTTCGGGTTCTGCAAATACACTGGCAAACTTACCGGGTTTGGTAAGAAATAGTGCCTCCGCTATAGCGAAGGGATATTGTTCTGAATATTTCCATGCATTTTCAACTGGTGCACCATCTCCAAACTTCCAGTCGGAGCCTGTTAATGTTGTATCAGATGCATACGCAATGTTTAATGTATTTGTTCTTACATAAGTTACTGAGCCTGCACTTGAATGTGTGCCTGCACCTATTATATTATTTGCTAAATCTGTTGGCGCATATCTATATTTTGGACCTGTTGTATATGGATATGCTGGATTGCCGGCGGCATCTAATGTTGCAACGTAATAGTATGTACCACCCGGGAATTCCGGTGTTACTCCATACCTGCCGTTAAATTCGTCTAGGTCACCTGTTGCAGAATCGTACACATAGTCCTCGATGAACTCGCCTGAGGGTGTTCCACCAACTCCTGGTGCTATTGCTGACCTTGGTCCTGTTCTTAAACTATAACTGCTTTCCAATCGTTTAATTGCACTGGTATCATTTAATCTATCGGTATATCCATATGGACCATAAATTGGTAAGCCATCAAATGCCCAACCTAGTATAGTTGAGTGTGTATCTAATTGCCAATTAGATAATCCAACCACTTCTGGTCCCGGTTGTATATAACCATAAATATTGTTTGAATCTGGATTACCTCCAACTGTATCTCTCCCGGATTCATTTCTATACATGTTGTTATAATGCCAATTGCTTGTAGTATCTATTGTTACACCTGCATTAGCATTAAAAAGTAATGCGCCATTTACTGCAATTCCTACAGAAGTACTTGATGTACTTGTTGCACTTGCAAAAGATGTAACTGTATTAGATGTTGCATTTGATTCTATAACATATTTTAATTCTTTACTTTCTATAAATGCCGTACTTCCTTCTATTGGGAATGTACCAACTGTATGATTTTGTAAATTGTTTGTGGTTATGTTTAAAAATGTATTTGCACCACTAGTCCTTTCAGTTAAATTAAGACCGTCGGTAGTATTAATAAATGGTGATGCATTAGCACTAGCAGTTCCTGTATCTGTATTTGACCAAGAAACTGTTTTAGTTGTTGCACCCGTGTTTACAATATTTGCTGGTGCTAATCGTTCAGCATTTATATTAACAGGTAATTCTAAACTTAGTCCTATACGTCTGTAAGAATTATTAAGTTTGTATACATCATTAGTAACATTTTCTCTTGTGCCTTGTCTAATAATTCCTTCTTCTAAATCTTTCCACATTGGTTTATTACCACTACCATAATTGGTATATGTTGTAGTAATATATTGAGTATCCCACCATGTTGGTTTTTTAATAAAGCCAAGCATTTCCCAAGGATGAGTATGTGGTCTTTCTGTATCGTAACAGGCTTCAAATATTCCTCTCCAATAACTAGGAGATGCTGTTCCAAAATTATAATTCCATGTATTAGAATCATTAGCATCATAATATTCATTTGAAACAAAATCTACTTCATTTCTAGAAACAAATTTATTAAAGTTTTCTCTTAATATATTATAGTATGTTGTTCTATCTATGCCTGTAGTTCTAAACTGCCCTGGTCTAATATCATGTACATTTAAGTCTGGATGTTTTATTCTTTCTCTATAAACAGTTTGTATACTATTATAAACACGTTTTTCAAATTCTAATAGAACTGTGTCTTGTGTGTCATTGTCTGCTATAGTTCTACTTCCATCGTGACCAACAATAACATTAATAGCATCTTTAAAACTTGTGTCTGATAATATTTCGGGAATGTAAACAGGTGTTAGTCCCATTGCCGCTGTTGTTGGAGGACACTGAGCACTTTCTCTATTTTTATTAAAGAATCTAACTTTAATTGTATTACCTAATGTTAAATTATAATTTTCTGTAAATGTTAATGTGCATACACCTGATGCAGATGTTATTGTATAATCGTTATCAACTAGCAACATAATATCATTGCCATTTACGTCTTGGTCATAAACTAATATAGTGTTTTCTATATTTGTTTTATCTGCATAGTTTGTAAGAGTATATTCTTTTTGTACTATATTATTTGTAATGATTGTTTCTTCGTCATATCTATCACCTAATGCTAACATGTAACTGTAATCAAATACTAGTTTTCCAGGATTGTAAGATATAACATTTTGTAATACATCTTCTAAAATATCATGATTAGTCATGTTAGATGTATCATTATTATCGATATAACGTTTAATTTCTTTCTTTAATCTGTTTTTATATTTGAGGTATTCTTCACCGTTAAATCTCATAGCATCAACAATATTAAAATTATCGTTGCTTATTAAAAATCCTGCCATTTGCAAGTCATCGTCTGTTTGAACAATTCTGTCTGCAAATGTTTTATCATCTGTTATGTTTATAAAATTATTTGTGCCTAGAATATTACCTGTTATAGTTTCTTGCCCGCCTACATAATTTACAATATGCTCTAAATATTGAGGCTCACTGATTGTAAGTACATCAGCCTTTTCAGTATTAGAATACCAACTAATAGGTAATTCAAATCTACCTTCTCTTTTAGCATCTTTAATAATACCTGTATCAGATGTTGTTCTTACTTCTATTACATCGTTAAGTGCTAAATTAAAACTATTAAATGTAACACTTTTTAAATTTGTATTATATGTCCAGTCTGTTCTTTTTAACCCATTTACTTTTACATTAAGTTGTGTATTGTTATTTGGTATTGCTGTGATTTCCCAAACAAGTTTTTTTGTATCTAAATTATTTTGAGTAACAATAAATGTATCTTCTATTTTTTGTTTGAACGGTTGTTTGTGTCCTACCCAAGTTGTGTCATATGTAACATCTCCGTTAGGTAATATTTTCTTGTAGTAAATGTAACCTTTAGCAAAGTTTGTTGAGTTACCACCAAACGGTATGTAACTTATAACGTCTCCTGATAAATTATTATCGTAAACTATTTCACTAAAGTTATTAAAATTTTTGTAGTGTAACGGAAAGCCTAAAACACTATCATTAACAGTATTTGTTAATCCAGGTTTGTATGAAAATATTTTAGTACCTGCAAAAGATGATTGCGGGTATGTTAAAGTGTCTCCTAGAGACTTTTTATTAACATCATATCCTTGAAATAATGGAGCAGTATTTACTTTAGTTTTTTGCTGTCCGACCAACCATCTTGTTCCTGACCAATAATATTCTTTACCTTGATGGTTATTACCAAATAATATTGAAACAATATCGCCTACTTCTGGTGAGTAAGGAACAAAGTTTCCATCTCCGTCTATTGCTCCTGTAGGATTTGTATCTGCAGGAAGCCTTGTTAATTTAACTCTATCTTTGAATGTTAGTTCGGTACCATCTGCAATAGTATCTGCATTTGAAGATGTTATTGTATTTGTACTTCTATCAACTGTTAATACCAGGGAGCCTTCAGAAATACCTGTTCCTGATATAGTTGCTCCTATGTATACATCGGTTGTTGATGTTAATACAATAGTAGCAGACGCACTAACAGAACCGTTTACAGTTTGTTTTTGCTCGTCTTCTACAACATAGATATATCTAGATACTGCTGTTTCTTCATCCGGTATAATAATTTTATTATTAATTTTTAAACCTTGGCTATCTAGTGGAGCACTTACAGGTCTGCCTTCTATTTCAGATAGAGTATAATCTTCTCCACTTAAATCTGCACTAAAACTTAAACCCTTATTACCAAAGTTATATAATTCTAAATTTCTATCAAATTCTAAAATAGGTCTTTTTGCTCTATATTTTTTAGCAGGCAAAGAACTTCCTGCTTCTAAAAATCTATCTTTGTGATGCCAAAAGTTAATTCTACTCCAGGTATTATTATCCGTTGTTCCTCTTTGCATTAACATATAGTCTGGTGTTTCTTGTGTGTTACCACCGTCCCATGGACTGTTATCAAATCCATATTCACCGTCATTTATATAAGATAAAAATTCGCCTGCACCTGTAACATAACCTTTCCAGTAAGTATCTCCTGATTCAGTTATATCGTCTAAGGTATTAAAAACTGTTCCTGTTAATTGTCCTAATGCATCATAGTATGGTCTGCCTGATAACCCTATCGCTGTAATGGCGCCTGAAGGTTTATCCGTAGCAATTAAATTTGATTCTGCTGTGATTATTTCTTGATCCCACGGTACAAAAGCCGGAGTTGAGAACACAGCACTATAGTTTTGTTCTTTTGCATATAATATAATGCTTTCCCCAACACCCTCTACAATATATCTAGCACCCATGTAAGATTCAGGTATTACATGTTCTCCAGTAAACTCTACTACAGCACCATTCTTTAATTCGATACCGTTAGGCGAAGTATAAGACTTCTTGCCTAATATATCTTTTAATACATTGATAGGTGTTGCTAAGGTTCCGTTAATGGAAATAGTTCTTGGGCCTTCTGTACTCCAAAAGTATTCTTGATAGTTTATTAACTTATCATAATTAATTGGTGGAAGGAAACTGTAAAAGTTTGTGTCGAATAAAACGTTTTGTTTGTTTGTATCAGCACCATAACTGCTTAGTTGGTTTAAAAAGTCCTCATAGAACAATATGTTTGTAGAATCACCTTCTACTGGATCTAAAGAATTAACAACTGGTTCTAAACTATATTTTTCTCTTTCTGGTGTATGCTCTTGTACATAAAAATCATTATTAGGGTTGAATTGCTCAAATTCTTTTCTACCTACGTAGGCTGAAATAGATTCAATATTACTTTTACTGAATAATTGCTCAACTGTAGTTTCAAAAAAGTTTTTCAGTACAGTAGTTTGTAACTGTCCTGGTAACTTTTTAATTTGCTTGTCAGCCATGGTATTCCTTAATATCCGCTGTAGCCGCCGCCAGATCCGCCTGATCCGCCTGAGCCGTTATTGCTGGAACTACTATTTCCAACAGAGTTATTTAATGTAATTGTATTACCTAAAGTGGTGTCTGCAACACTTTGATCTAACACATACGTTCCATGATAGAATGTTACACCGTTAGGCATATAGAATGTTTGTCCAAAGAATATATGTGAATGACTTGTACCATCTCCTGCAAAGTTTGCCGCTTCTGATGTTGCATATAACGGATAGTATCCATTAATTGCATACGGTCCTGTTGATTTTTCCGCTCCGTCATACGTTGTAAATAGTCCTGAACTTGACTTATCTGGTTTGATATTTCCGTGTGTTAATTTATCTACAACATCTATATCATCTATAGATGCAGTACTTAAAAATAGTTCATCCGAATCTGCTTTAACTTGGAACAAGTCCCCAAATACTCCGTTTGCTTTTTTAGGTACAATAACAATACTTCCTATTGAGTTACCTACCTGTTGATGTATATAACTGCTTAATTCTGTAAAGTAAAAAGTATCTCCAAAGTCCCAGTTATCTACATCAAAATATTTATTAATTGCAGTAACTACTTGGGTTTTAATTTCGTTATCGCTTAAACTTGTACCTGGCAATCTAACTACTTTAAATCTTGCTTGTAATTCATTCAATGCATCTGCTCCAAATAACATTTTAAACTTTCCACTTTTAAATACTAATTGGTCACTTGCAGATTTAAATTCTTGTAATACTGCAAATTCATTTTCTAACATCGAACTTGTGGGCGGTGTTGGAAATGCTGTTCCAGGTACATTAATATATGCTTGTACTTGCGAGTGGTAAGAAGTTGTTAGTAAGAAAAATTCGTGTATATTACTAATGCTAGGATCTATTCTTACACTATTATCTGCAATATGTGTCCATTTAAATATGACGCCGTTCTGCCTTGCAGACTTTGTATTCTGTGTAAAACTTCTTCCTTTTTTAGCAAAATGATTTGAGCTTTCGTAATTTGATACTCTTGATAAGTCTGTACTACTTTTTGACATAATATAAACTTTGCCTGTATTCACGGAGTATACTTTTTTATTGTGGAGTCCGTTAGATGCACCCAGCCCTTCTGTATTATCAAATGTATCAACTATTGTTTTGTTTTTAACTAAGAAGTATTCGTAGTCTGATGTATTATGAACAACACCTGAAACCGTTTGTCCGTTACCTCCTGCATTACCAATTGAGTCTCCTGCAATTTTAGTGTAGTCATCACTAAAATTAACTCCGTTTTCTCTTCTCAAATCTAATATTCCTGATTTAACAGGTCTTGTATAAGTGTAACCATCAAAGTCTTCGTAGTTTTCAAATAATATAATATCATCATCTCCAACAAACTTTTCAAATTGAATAGGATCATCTGGACTATCTGACGATTGTGTGTTTACTGGTGTAACTTTAACTTTTTTAGGATCTGTGTACCCGTCCGGATATTGGAAGTTGCCAATTGCACTATATAAAATTGGGCTGTCAATTCTTGCATTGTCGTTAACATATTTAATACTAATAGTATCACTTCTATTATTTCTTGTAGTACTATCTACAGCATAATGATGTCTAGTATTCAGTTCTATTTTAATATTACCTGTTTGTTCAGTAGCATCACTATCTAGTAGATAAAATCCATTACCATCTCCTACCACACTAGGCGCCAATGAAGGCTGGTTAACATTATTATATCTATATCTAATGTTTCCAGAGCCGTCTAATATATTGCCACCGAATGTTGTATTACTAAAAGGTATAGTGATAGTTGGTAGTGAATTAACAACACCAGTATCATCTACAATAACTACGTTGCCGTCATCTGTTGTAGCAGAACTAGTGCCTAATTCTATATTTGCTTGTTCTACAAATTCACCTACAGTTCCGTTTTTGTATATTCCAAAGTTAGATGTTAAAGATACTTGTACATCAGAGAATTTAACATTTCTAGAAATTAATGGAATATTTTGAAAATATGATCCTGTTGTAGGCAAATACCATCTATCGCCAAGTGTTGTACCATCTTGGTCGACCCAACTAAATCCTTCTGTAAAACTTGGTTTTAGGTTTAAAGTTGGCAATTCAATAGTATCGTATTTTGCTAATCCTGTTGCATTGTCTTGTATTCTGTTTTGATTAACGTCATAAAAACGTATATCTTCTAAACTTTCAAATACAAACTGCGTACCTCTTATTTCTATGTCATATCTATAAGACAATGTGTCTATTGTAGTATAGTTAAATCTTAATATCCAACTTGCATCAGCACCTGTACCTGTAATATCGCCTGTGTTTCCTGCACTAAATTCTATTGAAGAAGATAAGTTATTATTTTCTATAATGTAGTATCTGTTTTCACTAGGCATAAATCTTAAGCCAAATGTTGCTCTATTAGTTAATGCATTTCTTAATTCTTGTTCTTCAAGTGCGAATAGTGTTTTTCTTAATACCACTATAAGTTCGTCACATTTCCATCCGTTTTTAATTTCTTTGTTAAGTTTTACTGGTCCGTTAGTAGTACTGCTGGAAGAATTTCTAACACCATTATTATCTATGCTTATAATTTTAACCCATTCATAACTTGACTTGTCAGCAGGATCATAGAATCTTAACATATAACCTGGCTGTATAATTTTAAAATTGGTATTTGCAGTATTAACGTCTGTGGCAGTACCTGAATTAGTGAATAACTCTGTTAGGTAACCAAATTGTCCTACACTTTTTCTTGGCAATGTATTCCACGATATGCCATATATGGAAATATCAAACATGTCTTGATATTGTGGCTCTTCCTTAATTGCTGTCCTATACGAACTGTATATAAAATCGTTTAATTTTAAATTCTTTACTATTATTGGGAATTTAGTATTAATAAAATCCTGTGCTGTATTAGTTTGCGTAATAGTAAATGTATCGCTAGAGTTACTTGCCTCCTCATACAATGCTCCGTCTTCTGCAATGTTTGTTGTAGTCTGGAATGTGCTAGTAGGATCGGTAATATCAATATATCTACTATGCCCTGCATGTGTTTTATTAGTAACTTTTAGTTTTTTAATATTTGTACTTTTAGCCAACGGTAGTACTTGATAATCTTGTGCTGTTATCATTCTGTCTTGAGCATAGTAAGCCTTAGGTGCTCTTTCTTTAATGCCTGCTAAACTTTCTGCTGGTAAACTATTTGTTACAGCATTTTCTAATCTGGTTGTTATTGTTAAATTGTATTGTTTTCCGTCTTGTGTTAAGTAAGGTATTGTTGTAACAGTTGCTCTAACATCATCTGGTTGCAGTTGGAATCTTTCGTTATCACTTACTCTATAAAATGCTCTATATTTTCCTACTGGTACATTTGCAAAGTTACCGTCTGCAAATTGTAGTTTAATACCACCTGTACCTAAGTTTTGTACAGCATATAGCAACGGTGTGTTTTTTGCTTTAGTATTATACATAAGTGTTTGTCCAACCGTATTTGGCACTTTAGTCCACTTTGATAATACGTTATTAAGTGAGTCTACTTCTTGTAGGTATACATCGAACTCATTAATGTTTTCAACATTAATATCTTGTTGTCTGTTTTCAATTGGTTGTGCAAAGTTAAATTCTTGTACATTTAATGTTCCTTGTTTGAACATCATAAAGAATCCTGTGTTCTTACTTAAAAGACCTAAGCCGTCGTTTCTATGAATAATTGAAAAGTTATTTGTAGCATCAGGATGTTTTTCTGCAAATACACCTGCATCTTCAAAATCCATATTTACAAAATCAAAATTTCTATTTACACCGTTAACGTTTACACTGAAGTTATGTGCTAGTGGAGAATTGTTAGGAGTATTAATATCATATCTATCTGTTAGTATGCCTCCAATTGTTCCTGTTTTAACAGGTTTACTAAATCTGTTTACATTTCCAAATGCACTATTCATAATAGTTATAAACTGTTCGTAACTATCTGGGTTGTTGGCATCGTTCCAACTAATTGTTCTATCGTTTAAATTATTTCCTGCACTATCTGTTAATGGCTCATTGGTTGAAACACTAACAATTTTCATTAAGCCACTAGCAGGAATATTTCTTTTAGGATTGTAACCTAATTGTCTAGCAAGTTTAAATACTGAATCTTTTCTTTCTGCTGTTTCTAGAAAGTTTTCTCTAGTATTAATATCCATTCTAAATGCAATACTCTGACCTAAGTAGGCAAGCAATTCTATAATTGCTATAAATTCTGAACTTTCAATATAGTCATTGAAGTTTTCAGGAAAGTTTGTTTTAATATATTCGACCATTGCATTTCTAATGGTATCGAAATCATATGCTTGAAAGTCTACTTGACTGTATGCCTGATAGGCTACGGACCAATCCTCTGCCGCAAATAAATTGTTTTGTCTACTGTTTACTGCCATATTAGTTCTCTACATTGTCTCTAGCATACTCTACAAATAAAGTGTCTTCGTTTAAGAAAGGTTTAAACTTTAAATGTACAGTTACTCTAATAGTATGGTCGAGTACTTGCGTGAACATGTCTGTGATTTCAACTCTAGGATCTTTAGAAACTACTCTGTCTATATCTTCCTTGATTTCTTCCACCACAAATTCATCCAATGGGTTCATTAGTATATCCCAAATGCGTGTTCCGTAGTTTGGTCTCATTACTCGTTCGCCCTTTCTTGAATAGAGCTCGTTGAGTAAGTCTGATTTAATTAGTTCACCATCAATTTTAGTAAATGGTGCCCTTACCTTCCCTACCGTGCTAAAGCCTCGATAAATGTTTGCCATATCAATATTTATCATAAACGATTAAAACTAGTTTTAATATGCCTAAAAAAAGGTTGACTTTGTAAATAGTTGAATACATAATAGCATAGTAAGAATTATCTTGCTTATAAAACTAAGGAAACGTAAAATGCGTAATATCATTGACCGATTTGATGGAATCTGCAAAAAAGCCGACGACATCAATAGGAAAATTAAACTTACTGATGGTTCTCGAGGTTACGGCCCGAGATTTTTTAAAATGCAACACAAAAAGCAAAACCGTCTACATTCTGTAGGCATTTATGATTACTATACTAAGAACTATGTTCTCTTTGAGATGGTCAACTTAGTTGGTCAAAAAGGTAAAGTGCCCCAAGAATTTTATGACATGGAAAACATGTTGAAAAATGCACTACCACAACTGTAAGAATATAGTATTCATTCACGGCAGTGGGCAAAGTGGATTAAGTTTTAATTTCTTACGAATATTTTTACCTGAACACAATCTAATTACAGTAGAATACGATACCCAAACAGCACCCGATGTGATATCCAGAAACATATACACAGAGGTATATGAAGCCTTTGGTGATGAACCGTTTTCTGTTATTGCACATAGTTATGGTTGTATTGTTGGTTTACATGCTATAAAATCTTTACATAACTGTAAAACATTTATAGCCATGAGTGCCCCATGGGGAGGAAGTAGAACTGCTAAATGGTTAAGTTTAGTTTTTAGGCAAAGCAAACTGTTTGAATCTATGAAGCCGGGAAGTGCTATTTTAACAGCATTACAAACCATTTCAAATAACTTTAAGATAATTAATATAGTAACAACAGGATTTAACGCAAGTGGTAACGACCTTGCCGGTATGGGAGAGTCTAACGATGGTCTTCTAACTGTTAAAACACAAAAGGCGATTCCTGAGAATCTTAATAATGTCATTGAAATAGAAATGACAACCAGCCATAATGAAGTTTTATTTAATTATGATACTGTTGAAATTATAAAAACACAGGTATTTCATGATGACTAATACATCACTTAATAATACATTAGAAGAGCAACTTCGCACAATGCTCGTTGATAAGAACAACGAGTGCCAGGCTCTTAAAGAAGAAATTAAACAACTTAAAATGATGGTTGCTGAAGAGCAAGAAGGCAAATATCGTGCTTATATTAAGTTTGCTGATTTACAAAGAGAATTGAAACAACAAATTTAGTTGTCTTTTTCTATTTCTTTATCTCTATCCAAATGTCCTGACCAAGGTTCTCTAGTTGGTAATTCAGGTATAATACTTTGTGTTGTTAAAGCCTCACCGTTTCGTTCACCTTGTGTAGGGAGAGGATTGTCTTCTGTAGTATCCTGGAATTCATATTCCCACTCTGGTTTTTGGATTTCTTCTTCTGGTATTACATATTGTTGAACTGTTAAAGCCGGTTGTGCATTTTGTCCACTACTTGCGGATCCACCATCATTTAAGTGTACTTCTGAACCAAGCACATTTGTTAAACCACCAGATTCAATATTTGTTTCACTACCACTTCTTATATGTGTACCATCGTTTGCAGATAGGAATGTTGAGCCTTTTGCAACATAATGTGCATCTTTTTTTGCTGTAAAATGTGTATTATTTTTACTTAATACATGCATACTTCCCAAATCATCTGCTGTTAATTTGAAATCTTTTTTAGCAATAGCATTTATTTCTGCACCAGCATTGATATTCAACATACCGTGTTGTTCTCCTTCTGCTGTAGTTACTGCATGTGCTTCGCCGTATACTCCAGCATTTATATTAACAGCAACATTACCATCTATATTAATATTTTTTTCTGCTCTCATATTAATATTACCCATTGCTCTATAGTTTATATCTTTTTCACTATAAATTTGAATATCACCATCTGCTCCTAATTCTATCCAAGCAGTACCTTTTGCATTTATAACATATATGAGTCCATTAGTGTCGTCCATTAATATTTGATTGCCACCGCCAGTTCTAATTCTTATGTTTTGGTCATTACCTAATACATCTCCGTCATCCATTACAAAACTATGTCCGGCGCCTCTATGAGTGCCGTCTTTCTTTGCAGTATCTAAGTTGATGTATTCTGGTCCTGGTGTACTAATACCATAAACTCTACTAGGTGATTCTCTTCTAGCACTTGCGTTAGATACTCCTCTTAATGGATCTAATATTAAGCCTTGGTCCAATATTGGTTTCGTTATGTACGGATGTAAAGGTCTAGTAGCATTTTTGCCATGGTCTATATCTGGTGTATTTCTATTTACTTCTCCGACAGGTAATTTTATGTCTGTACCAAAAGTTTTACCACCTGCTAGTCCTGGTACCATATTTTGCATTTGATCCGGGAATAAACATCCTATACAAAATGGAAATTTAGATTTTCCATCAGCAAAACAAATTAATACCCAATTACCTGGATCAGGCGGAACCATCCACATGCCATATGTTTTTTGTGTTTCTGTATAAGCGGCTAAATTATCTCCAATTTTATTACCAGGGGTACTTCCAGCAAAAGGAGAACTCCAATAAGCATTTACATAGTTACTAGGGTTGTCTCTATCTTTTCCTAGAGCAGGTAACCATACGGTTAAACGACCACTATTAGTATCATCTTTTGGACGAACAATAATTTCACCTAAGTAAATACCAAAGTCTAAGTCAGCCTGTTTTTTAAGACTTTGCGTAGGGTTTGATAAACTTTGTTTAAATTTATCTGCTGTATATCTTCCGCTTTTTAATCCCATTATCCGCCTCCCCTATTCTCTTCGAATTCTCTTTGTTGTTGTGCATTTACTTCATCTGCCATTGCGGCTATTTCCGCATCTGTTAATTCGTCATCGCCTTCTGATTGTCCGTAATCAACATTAGTCATGTCGAAGTTGGCTAAACTTAATGCTGTTTGTTTTTTAGCATTTAGTTCACAATCAAACATGCCGTTACTAAAGTTTGCAGTAACTTGGAATATCTGATATACTCCACTCAAAAAGTATGCTGTTCCTTGTTTAGACATGTAACCAGTGTTATTATCTTCATCGTCTAAATCAGGATCTATAACACGTGGTGTTTGCATTGTAAACAAAAAGTAGTTATCATTGCTACTATACGATATAGCATCATTATCGGTAACTGCTTGAGCATCTTCTACAGCAGATGTAAGACCTGACGGTTTCATTGGGTCTACTGGCATTGGACCCAGGTACCAAGGATCACCCCTAACAGTTAACCCTAAGTCTACAAGTATACTAGCATCGTTTACATTATTATACATATATCCAAATAGTGTTGCTTTAGGAGTACCATCACTTGTATTACCACTAGTTGCAACCACACTCTTTGTATAGTCAAACGATGGTTTAGAATCAGTAGCAATATCTCCACGTATCTGAGACACAAGAGTATTAATGGCTTGTTGTCCAGATAGTTCGCCTATAACTGTTTCTGAGCCACCTGCATTATCTAATAAATCTGCACCATAAATATACCCACTTGCCTCAGGTGTGTATGGTATTTCCATTGGATTACTATAGTCTTGGTCTACAGGCGTATTAAAGTCTGCATTGCCGTTTGCACTTTTATAATACCCTAACGGATTTTGTCCGTTATTGTTTAAAAATATTATTGCTTCTGCTAAGTTGTTTTGTTTTTCTTTAGAATCTTTTAATTCTTCAGCCTCTGCGTTTGTTAATCCTAATGTATCTTGGATACGTTGCATTGTACTAGGATCGTCCATTGCTTTTATTATACCGTCTTTCTCTTCTTGCTTGGCGGCTACTTCGGCTTTTTTATTCTTGCCGTCTAGGTCTCCGTCACTGACAGGAGCACCTGGTTTATTAGGACTAGTTGATGTATCACCTATTAAGCCTCCGCCCGGAGCACCTAATAATAACTGTCCTGCTTTATATGATATATCTGCTTTTAATATTTGGTCATTTAACCCTGTATACATATAATGATATGCTTTTTTAATATTCATTTCTTTTATACGTTTTGTTACATTATCTTTGTCTAAGTTAAACTCTCCCGGACTAATTGATAAATCTTGATCTGCTGTTTGATATATCATAGGTTTGTATGTTACACGTCTTGCGTATGTATTTCTTCTTTTGTCGTAATCTAAATATTCGATATCTGCTTCTATTTTATACCAATGTGTAAATGTTTGATTTAAGTCTACGCCATCTTCATCTATGTTAGGACTATCAAACTTTTTCTTTCTGGTACACTTTTCTAAAAATTCGTCATTCATTACAAATAATGTTGTAAAAATTTTGTGAAAGTTTGTACCTTCTTTAAGTTGTATTCTGTCTCGTTTCCAGATTCCGCCAGTTGCTTTAACGCCACCGTCTAGACTTTCTGGATTATCTTCTAAAACTTTTTCGTACTCTTCTCTAGTCTTAATGCCTTGTGCTTCAGCATTCATTAACCTGTTTATTTGTTCTGCATTTTCATAATTTGAATATTTTATTTTACCCTTACCTAACATTTCTTCTATTTGTGATAAATCAAAAACTACTTCGTCATGAACTTGTTCTTCTTTGTAATTGTCTTCTCTGTATTTCTTTAATGTTTCTTCTAAATCTTCCATGCACTCTTTAATAGTACTACCAGTCATACTAGTATCTGCAGGAATAGTGTAAAAGGTATCTGAATAAGCACTATCACTTCCTATTACAACTGAAAAATCGTAAGTGCTACCATCTTCTGTTATTGCAACATCGATAGTTGCTATCTCTAATTGCCAGCACCACGGGCCTTGAATTTTTACAGGGGCACCTGCTCCTTCTACATCATCGAGGTCTTCTTCATAACCTTTGAATGTAATTTCTAAAAATATAGGTGCATTTGCAAACATGCCTGCTTGTATACCTAAAACTTTTTTTGCTATTTGTATTTGATCTAATAAGTCTGCGGCACCCGGTTGGTATAACGTAAAAGTACCATTAGTTACAAAGGACCCTGATGCACCTTGTACAATATTTAAAGACAAGTTATCTATTTGTATTCCTGTAACACCTGTTTGTGCTATAATAACAGTTTCTTCTGGTTTTGCTTGTAAGGCACCATTTTTATAGCCGCCGCCGTCAGCAGTTACATCGGGTATCATATATAATCGTAAATTATATGATGCATTGTTGTATGCATCAAGTCGGTTGCCTAATACACTTCCTAAGTATCTGTCTTCTACTACAGTTTTTTCACTTTTAGGATTTTTGTCAGTCATTAGCCAGTTACTCTATCAACAGTTTCTTTAGTAGGCAAAAATATAGATAATCCTGAAGTAAAATCTTCTAAAGGATCTACTAGCAAGTCTGGGTTCCTTAAAGCAAACACCCACCATAGATTTACACTTCCGTATAATTCGTGTGCTAATAAGTCTGGTCTATTTGCATACCTTGATTCTATTGTATAAAGTCTATCGGCTCTACTTTTAGGTATTTTAGGTAAGTCATTAACATCTAAGTAAAAGTCATTCACGCCTGCTCGATATAAAAAACTATTTGTATTATGAAAAGTTGCCATTAAATAAATCCGTCTTTTAATTGTTTACCACTAGTAAATGCTTGTAGGTTAAATTTCTTCCTTGTTTTTCTGTATGTGTATTGTGGTGCTAATTCTATCATCACACTTGTTTCTGTAGGCATCATTGTTGTAGTGCCTTTATACTTAACAGGTACATAATCTACATCAGGTGGTAATTGGAAGTTATAGTTCCTAATAATTACTGGAACTTTATTAAAACCAAATTCTCCTAGGTATTCAAAAAGTAACACCGGAGGAGGTGTACCATAATATCCAGATTTGACAGCAGAGTCTCCATAGAATGCTTTAGTAACACTTCTAAGAAAATGGAAAATGGCTAACATATATTGTCCTTCTTCTACTGTATTTGCAGTAAACACACCTGTAATAGGTAATGTTGTAGGTCTACTATTAATATATGTGTAAAAAGGATAGTTTGAACCGTGTTGCATCGACTCGTTGTAATCGACACTAGCCTGCAAAAAGATATCAGGTGTATAAGGATAGACTATTCCGCCTCTTTCTTGTAAAGGCTTTAATACACTATCTGTTATCTCTTTTGTTGGGTCATCGGGATCTACGAGCCCGTAAGCCCATTTCTCTCCGCCTTTCTTAGGACGAATCCTTGCTCGCCAATCTTTTTTATCAAATTGTGTTCCATCACTCGCTTGAACGAATTGAGAAAACTCATCGCCGCCACCTATTTGTAAGCCTTGATTGAATTCTGTTTCATTTGCCATATTAGTCTCCTATAACATATTTATCACGATAAATAATAGTACGTTTTAATTATTAGTATGAATATAAGAAAACAGTTGACTTTTACCACTTTCGGTACTATAATGCTGTTTAACAGGAGATTTTATGACTACACCACAACCAAAGAAAGTCAATTATTTGAACAACAAAGATATCCTTAAACAGATACATGCAAGTAAAATGTCTTACTGCTATGTTCAGGACGACAAATATTTTAACGTTGACCTTATATTAGACGACGTTAAAAAAATTAATAAAACAGCAATTAGTGAAGCACGAGCCAATCGTGCATCTAAAGTTCAATCAGAAGGCTATCAAAAAGCAATGGCAGAAGGAGGCTGGGATAAAAAACCTAAGCAGAAAGATTTTGCTATTGATCCTGAGTCTGTACCAGTAGATGAATTGGTATTCAGGGTAATGGGATATGACCATATTCCGGATGAGCCTGGCAGAAAGAAAACTACAAAAACTATTGCAGACACAAAAGCAAAGTTAAACTTTCCACCTTTTAAACATTATATTTTAGATAGTGCTGGAAGTAATCCTAGAGAAGTTGCTAGAAGTCATTGGGTAGGTGGACTACACAATGGACATTTTTCAGTTGACCATGGCAAGATTACTAACACATTAGGTAGCATGTTTATGAAACTTGTCGAGCGATACAGTCAACGAGGTAACTGGAGAGGTTACACTTATGTAGACGAAATGCGTGGACAAGCATTAGTGCAACTTGCACAAATAGGACTACAGTTTAACGAAGCAAAATCAGATAATCCATTTGCATATTATACTGCAACAGTTAATAACAGTTTCACAAGAGTTTTAAATTTAGAGAAACGTAATCAAAACATTAGAGACGACATATTAATTGAGTCAGGACATTTACCAAGTTACGGAAGACAGATTGCTCACGAAAATGCTATGAAAGAACTTCGTTCAGCGGCTGAAACTGAAGTAGAAAATACAAATACCGAGTAACATAATATATGGCAAACCTTTTTGAAAGGGCCGCATGTTTTACTGATATACATTACGGCTTAAAACAAAATAGTAGGCAACACCTACAAGATTGTCAAAACTACATTGACTGGTTTATTGCAGAAGCAAAAGCCAGAGATTGTGAGACATGTATCTTTTTAGGTGATTGGCATCATCACAGAGCAAGTATTAATATTGCTACTATGAATGCAACTATTAGAGACTTAAAAAAATTAAACGAATCGTTTGAAACTGTTTACATGATTTTAGGTAATCATGATTTATATTATAGAGAAAAACGTGACCTAAACAGTATTGAGTTTGCTAGAGATTTACCTAACATTGTAATGATAGATGAACATTTTTTACAAGATGATGTTGCTATTATACCTTGGCTAGTAGGTGATGAGTACAAACAAGTTGCTAAAATGAAATGCAAATATATGTTTGCACATTTTGAATTACCTTATTTTAAAATGAATGCAATGATTGAAATGCCGGACCATGGTGGTATAAACGATAAAATGTTAAGTGGTCCAGAATATGTGTTTAGTGGTCACTTTCACAAACGACAATACAAGAACAACATACATTATATAGGTAATGCTTTCCCACACAATTATTCAGATGCAGGTGATAACGAACGTGGTGCTATGTTTTTAACATGGGGAGAAGAACCTGTATATGTTAATTGGGATAACTGTCCTAAATATGTTACAATGGGACTTAGGCAACTATTAGAAAAGCCAGAAAATTATTTAGACTCACAAACACATGCTAGAATAAAATTAGATGTAAACATTAGTTACGAAGAAGCAAATTTTATTAGAGAAACATTTGCGGAAAATTTTAAAGTTAGAGAAATACAACTACTGCCTGTAAAAGAAGATGAGGAAGTATTTGAAGGTGGTGAAATACAGTTTGAAAGTGTGGACCAAATTGTTATACAGCAACTAGAAACTATAGAAAGTAATTTAGTTGACACCCAAGAACTAATAGAGATTTACAGGAGTTTGGAAACCCTATAATGTTAACGATTAAAAATGTAACAGCAAAGAATTTTATGAGTGTTGGAAACAACACACAGGCAGTAACGTTTGATACTGAGCAACTTACTCTTGTTCTCGGACACAATCTAGACTTGGGTGGTGATGGTAGTAGAAACGGTACAGGTAAAACTACTATTATTAATGCACTTAGTTACGGACTTTACGGAGAAGCACTAACAAATATCAGACGTGATAACTTAATTAACAAAACAAATGGTAAAGGCATGATTGTTACCGTGGACTTTGATATCGATGGACGTGAATATCGTATCGAACGAGGCAGACGTCCTAATACTCTAAAATTTTATATTGATGGTGTTGAAAATGCAGATGACGAACAGCAAGGCGACAGCAGAGAAACACAAAAAGAAATAGAAAGAGTAATAGGTTTTCCGCATAATATGTTTAAGCACTTGATTGCACTAAACACATACACGGAACCGTTCCTTAGTATGAAAACCAATGACCAACGTGATATGATTGAGCAGTTGTTAGGTATTACAGAAATTAGTGAGAAGGCAGAATTACTTAAAGAACTTTTAAAAGGCACAAAAGATAATATTAAGGAAGAAGAACTTAGAATACAGGCAGTTAATAATGCAAACAAACGTATCCAGAAAAATATTGAAGAAATAGAAAGCAGAAGTAAAGCATGGAACAAAAATAAATCGGATAAAGTTAATGCCCTACAGAATAGTTTAGACACCTTAAAAGAAACAGATATTGAACGTGAGTTAGAAAAACACAGAGCAATGGATGTTATTAGCAAACAATATGCTCAAATGCAAGGACTAAACAGTGAACTATCTCAACTTGTAACTAGTAGCAAACGAAGTACTAGCACATTAGACACACTTAAAGAGAATATACAAAAAGCAGAAGACGGTGTATGCCCTGCATGTGGACAAGAAACAGCACACTTAGAAACACATGAAGAGTACACAGCAGAACTTAAAGAGAAAGAACAAAAAGAAATAGATTATTTTGCAGATTTAGAAATTAAAATTACAGATGTGAAAGGAAAACTACAAGATATAGGAGAGTTGCCTGAATCGCCTATTACATTTTATTCTAGTATGGAAGATGCGTTACAGCACAGACACAATCTAGAAACAATTACTGCTCAAATCGAAGAAAATATTAAAGATACAAATCCTTACACAGAACAAGTAGAGCAACTTCAAGATACAGGATTAGAAGATGTTAGTTATGACACAATGAATGAACTAACTAGACTAAAAGACCATCAAGAATTCCTATATAAATTATTAACAAGTAAAGACAGTTTTATAAGAAAGAAAATTATTGACCAAAACTTACAATATTTAAATTATAGATTAGGTTACTATTTAGAAAAATTAGGACTACCACATGATGTTAAATTTAACTCAGACTTATCTGTAGATATTACAGAGTACGGAAGAGATTTAGACTTTGATAATCTAAGTAGAGGTGAGCGTAATAGACTTATACTTGGTATGAGTTGGGCATTCCGTGACATCTACGAGAGTCTTAACCAGCCTATGAACTTAATGTGTATTGATGAACTTGTAGATTCGGGAATGGATACAACTGGTGTAGAAAGTGCATTAGCCGTTCTCAAAAAAATGGGAAGAGAGTCGAAGAAAAATGTATTCTTAATATCTCACAAAGAAGAATTACAAGGAAGAGTTAGCAATGTTTTATATGTTGTAAAAGAAGGTGGGTTCACTTCTTATGCAAACGATATAGAAATATTGGATAACTAATATGCATGAGCGATTGGACATATCAAGGTAAAAAAGTAGACAGCATACCAGAATGGTGTGAAGGATTTGTATACCTAATTACCAATACTAAGAATGGTAAAAAGTATATAGGCAAAAAACTAGCAAAGTTCAAAACAACCAAACCGCCCTTAAAAGGCAGAAAGAATAAACGTAGAGGCACAAAAGAAAGTGACTGGCGTACTTATTGGGGTAGTTCGGATCACTTACTAAACGATGTTGTAGCACAAGGCGAGAAACAATTTACTAGAGAGATATTAGAGTATTGTGCCACTAGAGGCGTAATGAGTTATGTTGAAGCAGAGTTACAATTTAAACATAAAGTGTTGCTAACTGACGATTACTACAACGGAATTATCAACTGTCGCATAGGTGGTTCAAAAATCCTTAAAGAAAGTTTGAAAGATAGATAACTATTTGCTGACTAACACATAATAGACACCACGTCATACTCACAAGGCACACACGGCACACATAGGACTATACACCTGCCCCAACCGAGGCATATTAAATCGGTCTCTTTGACAATCCAGTAATCCTGGTGCGGGAACTAGAGATGTATAGCGGCAAAGATACAAACACACGACAAACAGTATTAAAAGGATGTAGGCTCTGAGAAAAAGCAACCTACAAGTTAGTGTAACTAAACTCTTCAAGGTTATATTAATTTCCGTGAGATTCGAGACGGTAGTGTATGGGGACAAAAAGCTCACTGGTTCCTAAAAGCACCCGAGATAGAGATGGCGATGCTCATCATGATGACATCACATTGTTCTCCTTGCTTAAGGAGAATTATGGCTTAACTTTCATGATAACGTTTATCGTGTTAAAAAAATTTCCAACAAGAAATGAAATGAATGAAATGAATGAATTTAGTAGTTGGAAAAGACACGAAGTGTCTAAAGTATTGTATCTAAATATGCTATAGTATCTTTATAGTTCTTCCGCAAGTTAATAGAAAACATTTTAGATTCTTTATTAACTTGTCTCATATCACTTCCATGTGACTTTTGAACATTTAACACAAGACATTGTCCAGGGTTTATGAATTTTGATTCTGTCTTCTTTCCGTGGGTAATAGATATAGGGTGTTGTTCTAGATTAAACAAAATATTACATTTACGCACAAACGGATTACTTTCCCAGCCAATTAAAAAGTCTTCATGATTTTTAACTTGCTGATTTGCAGGAACAGTTTCAAACCCCACACTATGTTCTTCTGTAACTTCTATAGGACTTAATAATTTTTGTACAGTTTCTAGACAAGATAAGTCTTTTAACATTAATATATCTTGAATAATATCATTTCTGTCTGGATCGTTGTGCATGTAAAATTCGTGCGTAGGTGTCGTGCTTTCTATTTCTTCTTTTAGTTCTAGAATTGCTTGTATGTCTAATGGGAAATTGTATACTTTACTAAACACCTAATTGCTCCTTTGCTTTCCAAAAATCTTGCCTTGTATTTATTGTTAAAAATTTATAGTTGTATGAGTGTGTATTTTCGGACCCATGTTCTTTCCTGGTGTTTAACAAAAACATATCTCCGTGTTTTAATATCACAGTTTCTTTCACGTCATTGTTGTGATGGAATATACTTGCAGTATTTCCTACGTTAATTAACAAATTACTTTTTCTTATATGGTCTATGTGACCGTCTAATATTTGATTTGCAGGAATAGTTTCTGCTCCAATTAAATGCTCATCTAGTAAGTTAAACTGTTCTATAAATTCTGCAGGAAACCATTTTGTTGTTTTGATTCTTTCTATAGGAAAAACACATTGTATAACATTGTTGTATTCAAATTCCCATCTCCCAAAACCCTTAGTTTCTAACAGGTTAGTGAATATATCCTTGTACATACCAGTATTTATGTACAATATTTGTATAAAATGCTAGGTTTGTGGTAAAAAAGTTACCAGAAAAAGTGGTAAAAAAACTTGACAATGCACTAGATTTCTGTATAATAGTATGTATATTAAAAGATGTAGGAGCGTCATGATAGATATATTGCAAGAAGTAACAGACTGGGGCAAATACAAGGTAAACAATGGCATTTACCATGTTAACGGCGCCGGTAAGTTAATAGCATACCAACCAAACAAAGATGCTGAAATACAGGTATTAAATGTGCCTAGTAATCAGTTTAGTAAAGCAAGACGTAAGTTTGTTAAAATAGGCGAAAGAGCAGAAGAAGTACCTAGTCATGTTATTGAAGTGACTGGATCTAAGGGCAACATTTATTTCGTAGATACGGAAAAACGTACTTGTACTTGCCCAGGTTTTACATACAGAGGAGACTGTAAACATGTTAAAGAATATTGCTAGTGTTTTAATAATTTTATTACTTGGTGCCTGTGCTAGTGGCGGAGGTTCTGCTGGTTTAGTTATGGAAACTACCATTACACCACCTCCAACAACTACAACTAATCCAAATGACAAGAGGCATCAGTTTGAATCGTTTTTCGATGAATACACAGAATCCTCTAGTTCTCTTGGTTACAACAGAGTAACGTATCAAGTAGGTGAGTTTAACGATACACAATGGGTTAACGGAAAATATACTGTAGAAGATTTTTCATTTTTACAAGTTATAATTGACGGTAGTCATGGTGGTAAGGATCAAAATGATCCAAATAGTGACGAGTATTCGGAACCCGGAAATTGGATGACTAATGCAAGTTTAGTTATTGAAAATGACATCAATCAAGATGGGCACAGCGACTTTGTAATTTACATGCAAACATTCGGTGATAGAAATACACTACCTGGTATGAGAATGTTACAGTTTGTAAATGATGGTAGCGGACATTTCCAATTAGACTGTAGTGTGTTTGAAAATAACACTTGCCCTATTGTGTTTGGCGAAGGTTCTACTATGAACAATTTAGGTTGGTGGCACAACGAAGGTGCCCCAGTTCAAGAATACAATATGGGTGTTGCACATCAATATGATTTGAATGGTGACGGTAATAAAGATATTTTTAATGTTAGTCAACTATGGCTTACAGAAAATGGACAGTTTGTTAATTCGCATGATAACTTGCCAGACTTTATGTTTGAAAACTTAAATGCTGATGGTGTTAATGTTGGTATTTTTGTTCACGACCATGCAGTAGGTGACTTAAATGGCGACGGTTACAATGATATATTCATGCCTAACACCACTCCTATAAGTACACACAACAACGGCTACAAGTTTTTTATGCTAAACGATGGCACAGGTAACTTTAAAGATGTTAGTTTTAAAGTAGGGCACTCAGCCTACTTTGCTACATCTACAACTATTGCAGATTTTGACAACGATGGATTTGGCGATATTGCATTAGGTTGGAGTGCTTCTGCTTATAGAGACTTAGGTGGTAATAGTGTCGGCGGAATATATTGGGGCAATACCGATATGGATTATACCCGAGACTATACAGCATTACCTCCAGGCTATTATGAGAATAATATTGCATTTGATATGCAAGTAATAGACTCGAACAATGACGGACTGTTAGATATTCTTATTGCTAATACAAACGGTGATCCTTATTATCAAGGGCATGTTTTACAATTGATTATGAATGACGGAAATAGACAGTTTTTTAATTGTTCATTCCTAGACGACGGTGCTACTGACAGTGATATAGGTGCAGGACATATTTACGTTTTAGACTTTGACCATGATGGTGATATGGATATTTTTGTAGGTCCTGGACAAGACTCGTATGTACTTTACAACAACGATGGCGACTGGAGTTGCAAAAATTGTGAATTTGCTAGACCTGATAATGGTGCAGTAATGAGTTTGTTATTTCCTGTAGAAGTCGATGGCATGTATGAGTATGACTTTATTGGTATTGACATTATGAGTATGGGTGATACACAGACTGTTAGTAATTTTTATATTAGTTTAGATCCTCCAGCACAATTAGGAGAAATGCGTACTGAACTTTTTGATAAGTCTAAGAATTATGCTCAAACGGTGTTTACAAATAAAACAATGTTTCATAACATAAAAAATGCAACTAAATCTAGTAGTGTGTTTTATGTCGACAATCAGTTTAATAGCATAGCAGGATATTCACACAACTTTGATGATTTTGGAATTACTGTAGGTCAAACAAACGAAGGTGCAATGTTTTATTTAGACAAACAACAAGGCACATATCATTATGGTATTGGATATTTTAACAATACAATCGATGCACAAAATTATGGCAAGTGGTATGGAACAGGTACAGCAGAATTAGATTTTCAAACACTTAATATGTTTGCAGAAAAGATTTCGCCTATATCAAATAATTTGTACATCACGACAGGTGTAGCATATTATAATACAGATGTTGCAAGTTTTACAGAAAACCACAGTCAATATAATGTAAGTGTAAAAGATTTTACATTAAACGATATTGAGTTGTATGTGGATGTTACTTACAATTTACATAGTAAGTTTGGAGCAACATTTATTACTGTAGGTGCTAGTTCACATAAAAGTTTATCTACAACAAATATACAATGGGACGGTGGTCTGGTATCACAGTTTGATTATGATAAGCATGTTAGTAGAACTACTATAGGTCATGTGTATGGTCCGCTTTATGCAAAAGCAACTTTTAGTTCTGTTGAAATGGATACTTATGAAGTTGGTTTCCAATTAAAGTTTTAATCGTCCATCCAGTCGCCATCTTTTTGACCACTCTTCTGTTTATTATATTTGTTGAGTGTTTTAACTAGTAGCATTCTTTCGTTAGGACTTAATTGCCATGCTTCAGAATATGACACGGCGCCCTCACTATAAATAGCCAACTCTACTACTTGTTTGGTAATTGCTGTTTGGTCTTTTTCGAGTTTGCCTAAGTATCCTGAGATTTTCTCAGGATCGGCTGACCCTAGGTACCCGTGAAAAAATTTACAGGATCGAAGTTGATATCATTCTCCCACTCGTTCCCACATTCTTCATTACTGCATGTAACTCTAACTTTGTTGTTTACACCTTTAGCATTTATACCATTAATAAATTCTTCAATTTCTTTACCTGTATTATTATCAGTGTTTTCTAAAAACTCTCTAATAATAGTTTTATCATCGAGGGTTACATCTTTGCCTTCCTCATTTTGATAGGTAATGTTATGTATTGCATCTATTAGTAGTTCAAAGTTCAAGTCTGCTAGTTTTACAAAACTTTCATTGAATGCACTTAAACGATCCATGTCGTCTTTCATTTCTGAGATACTTTGCATACTTCTTGTACTTTGGAAACTGGCAATACCTGCCTTAATAGTATTTTTGTAACTAAAAGGTGCACCTGCAATTTTTAATCCATTATTTAATGTCATAGAGTATAAGTCATCTAGGTCTTCCATTTGACTTAGACTTTCTGTAACACTAATTTGTACGTCTGTTATTGTCTGACATTTAGGACATTCAGCGGCAACATCTACGTCATCACCACCACTTGCACCTCTAATTGCAATTAATAATGCGTCAACATCTGCACTAAACAATTCTCTTGCATTCTTAACTTCTGGTACGCATGAGTGAATTAAACTTGCTACTGCTTCACCATTCAGCAATGCATCTGGGTTTTTCAATAGTAATTCATCTTTTGTAGTCATTGGATAAATTGCTAGTTCGCCATTACTTTCTCCACCAAAGTCAACTATACCCTCTTTATAAAATCTGCCTCCGCTGGGAATAGCAGTATATAGTTTAGGTGACCTAAAATAGGCACTTAACGGATTTTGCGGATTGTTCATATTTTTGCTCATTAAAACTCCTGTTAATTCTTCTAGATAAATACGTTTGTGTAGTTAAATTAGTATCTAGGAATAACGTAGTACTTATTTATCTTCATTAAAACTAGTTTTAAAGGATTTCTTGAGTGGCAGTAGAATTTAACATAGAAGGACAACCGTATCGCTTTCCAGATTGGGCGACAGAATCCACACAGGAACAAGTTCTAGGCATTCTCACATCTATTGCAAAAAAGAATGGAGTAGATACAAAAACACTTACAGCAATAGAAACATCTAACAAAGAATTAGTTAAACAACTAAAAGATGATGCTAAAAAAGGTAAAGCCGACACAGCAGAACAAGTAAAGGCTGACAAAGACCTTAAAAAAGCAGTAGAAACTATCACACATGCTGTTGACAAAGGCACAGAAGCAACACTTAAAAAACAATCTGAAGATTCGAAAGAATATAAAACCTATATAGACAAAGTTATTGATAACTTGGAATCAGACGGCGAGCAATTACTAGGAACTATCGGTAGTGTTACATGGGGACTCGGTAAGTTTTCTTTATTCGTAGGCGGTGCATTATTAACTGGAGCAACATACGTTGGTGCCAAGTTAATGGAAGCAGGTTCTACAATTAACGAAATGACTAAAGCCGGTGTTGGCTTTAGTTCTATGTATTCTGATGTAGGTAAAGGTACTACTGAAGCAGTAGCAGGATTGGGAGCATTAGGATTAGGATTTAAAGGTGCGGCCCAAATGATGATTAATAGTAGTAATGTTATTGCTACTCAAGGTTTTGGCAGATTTGAAGAAACAATGAAATTTGCCGCAGATACTTCTGAAGAACTCGGAATGAGTTTTGAAGACAGTATGGAAAGATTTGGCGATGCGTTAAACAGGCGTCAAGGTTTATTAAACTTAGGTAATATAGACCAGCAAAGATTAAACAAACAAATACAAACAACAACTAAATTCCAACAAGGATTCGCTACAGCATTAGGTGTTGGTACAGCAGAGATGCAGAATTTTGTAGATTCATTAATAGACGGAAACGGATTATTAGTGTCTTC